TGTACAATAAGACTAACACTCGGTGGAATATTGTGCCCGTGAATAGAAACAAAATCCCAGTTAGGCCAAAGAGCTACATCATCAACATAGCCAACTCCTCCTCCAGTTTGTCTTTTGAATCTCATTCTTAAAGGAACAAGATGCTGATAACCACACTCGACGTAAGACTCAACGTCAAATTGAATTGTGTAAGGAACCCAAGCGGCATTTCCTCTATTAGCATATTGAATTTCCGCTGCTTGCCAATCTCCATCTGATTTCAACCATTTTCCAGTATAAAGATTCTGCAAATAAGCGGAAGTATTTACTACTGCACCACCATACATTGCTGCAGTGATCGTCATTGACCAACCTGATTGGACCCAAACTATCTGATCTATATAGGCACTGTCAGCGAGTTCGCAACTATAAGTTCCTCCATTTACAATAACAGACTCTCTTGCTACTGTCCCTGTGGCTTCCCACCCCACTGGCTCCGTCGTCACGACCCAATCTTCCATATCACCATTAACTGCTTGGTCTAAATCCGCTAACAGGTAGTCGTCAGTATCAGGATCATCAAACTTAAAAGGATGGCTAGGCACGCCATTAGCAACATTTTCTGGATCATAACCAGCCTCAGGATCAGAAGAAGTTATAGACTTTGCATTCTCAAGAATATTCAAACGACGCCCTGGTAAAATTATAAAACTCATTTATGCCATCCTATCTGACCAAGCTTTTATTTCTTCATCTGTCAAAACTTCAGGTGTTGAATGAAGTCTCGAAATGAATCCATTTAGACTGTTATATGCAGCACCAATATAAGGAGATCGAAATGCTCCATAATAACAATACTTAGTAGCATTATCTTCAGTCCTAACAGTCCCTATATCAGAAACTCCTTTTACCCCATTTACAAAAATATCTTGAGTATAAGGTGTTAGATTAAGTTCTCCTTTATCTGAAGTCCACCGAACAGCAATAACATATTCATCAGAAGTAAACAAATCATAAAAGGTTGCTGTACTCCCAACACGATAAATAAAATTAAAACGAGTTGTTACTGTATTATAAAGAATAAAGAAATCTTCAGCAGTGAACATATTTACTTCAAGAATAGCGACACGACGAGCAGTCGCCATATCAGCATCGTCTAATTCAGCCTTTGTATAAGGGACTTTTATTTTAAGAAACAATGTCCCATGGTCTGGATGAATTATTCTTCGCTGAGTTGGATTAGTAGAGAGTTGTAAGTCGTCTCTATCTCGAGGGATTGCGGAAGCGGAGGCAGTTATAATTCGACTAGTTGGATACCACAATCCGCACTCATATTCAGAAACAGAGCCTCCCTCTAATTGAACTGAATGAAGAGTGCAATCTTGACTGGCAGAAGGGATTCGAATATAAATTAAAAATGTTCCAGTAAAATTAGTAGTTCCTCCAAGATCAAAAGCCATGTGATCTCTAACAATTGTTCCAGCCGGAGCAATCGGAAATGATAGACTTGCTGCTCCTGCTTGCCAAGCTCCAGTTGCTGGATTCCACCATTCACTGGTGTCACTTCTTTGAAGACCAACAACTAGCGCTTGACCTGAATGATCTTCATGATCAATACTCAAAACACCATTGTCATCTTCTTCCCAAGCAAAAGATGTTGCTTGATCAAGGCCATAGTCTCCACCAGCTGCATTTGCTGACGTCAATTGACATCCATAAGTTGAAAGGTTAGCGGCAAAAACTCCATTAGCTACACGAGCTATGGTGAGGTTAGCATCGGCATCAACTTCAGTATAATTATCTGGAGCCGCAGCAGCACCACCAGACCAAGTTTTGAAAGCACTTTCTTTAGCAAAGTTCTTTCGATAGTCTTCGATTAAAATTCCATCGGGTCCTATGCGTTCTGTATTAGTTGTTAATTGAACTACTTCTCCACTGATGTCTTCAGCCGTTGCTGTTGTGCCTCTTGTCATAGTTCTTGTTATTCCAAGATCAAGACGAAGTGGTCCATCAACGTCAGTCTCATCACTTTGAATGCTATAAGGGGAAACAGCGGTGTCTCTTAGGTAAGTAATATATTTTCTAAGATCCAAAGCAAAAGCTCTGACACTATCAAGATCGCCATCAGGATCAAACTGTAAACCAAAATTGCGAAATAGACGCCTCTCCCATTCAAGATCTTTCCAACCTTCCCCATTAGGATGTGGACCTTCTGGATGAGATAGAAAAAAGTGGTCCATCATTCTAAGATTTAAGGCTGAGATAGGAAGATTGACATCCATAAATCCATGCCTCATCATAAATTCATGAATCATCTGTGATGTTGTTAGTCTAGGAAAAGTTGTAGCTAAAGAAACTGGAGAAGCAATATAATCAACTTCCGCCCAAAGAGCTGCTGCTCTAACCCAATTAGCAACACTGATTCCAAGTCCAATTTCAAAAGCACCATCTCTTAAAGCTGACTCAGACCAAGGAGTGACTCCATCAGACATCACTGTTCTTGTTATAGAATACAATGCCCAAGGACCCGTTTGAACCTGACCAGCACTTGTATGAGTCCCAAGACTATCAACTATTTTAACAGTAATCTGAGGAACAGGAATTAATAAAATTGCTCTCGAATAAAAATAAATTGTGACTGAATTCACAGTCGTCATTTGTTCACTGAAAGTTTTATCAGTAAGATATTGTTGAACTGCTACTGCGCCAGTTTGAATGAAGTCAAAAAAGTCAGGAACAGGAGGATCGCCTACGGCAACAGCAGCGACCTTATCAGCACCAACACCAAAATTCCAAGCATCAGCACTGCCAATAGCAATAGGATTAAGAACTTTAATAGTCAAGAGGCACCTTCAAGATCATCGACTCTTCTTTCCAAATCTTTAATATCATCTTGTAAATCTTTAATATCGTCTTTTATCTTTTTAAATTCTTCCTTATCTTTCTTAGACTTTTTCTTTGATTGAATAAGCCTTCGAATAATTTCACGTTCCATTATTGACTCGCCTTTGACCAATTCAAATCAATATTCAAATTAGAATTTATACCAGCATCAGGATCTTTTACTCTTAATTGTTCAAGGAAATCTCCGTCCACCGAACTACGTAAATGCTTTGCTGAAATCTCATCATAACGGCGATCAGTAAGAAATTTATAATTCAAAGTTCTACCTACACCACGTTGCCCAAATAAATAGAAAGGAAAAGATGGATCATAAATATCATCAACAAACCAATCACAATGCGCTAATGAAAATTTACCTTCATTATTCCAATAAGCAAAGAGATTTTTTTCAGTTAAGATCTCATTGATTATATTTTCACCAGTCATATTACCTTCAATATAATTACTAGCATTATCTCCGCTTCTATCTAGGAAAGCGGCAACTAGATCAAAACTATATTCTTCAATCGGACTATCAGCCGGAATTATATATCCATCAGTGTCGCTTATCTCTGCAAAAATCCAATTGGCTAAAATATATTTAAGTTGAATTGCAGAGTTTATAATTGTATTTCCTGAAGTTGTTCCATCATCAGTCATACCTTCAACATCACAAGTCACTGGTCCAGTAGGAGCACCACCAAGAAAAGCAATAATAGAATAAACTCGGCCAGCTACTGTGAGTGTCGTAAGGTTATAATCTACTCCAGAAGTTTGAAGAACACTATTATCCCAGACATTAAATGTTGCTGCAGTCTGCTGAGTTCTTCCATGAGAAACTGCCCAATAATCATTGACTGTATCAATACTAAGAGCAGTTAAAAGACCACTTCTACCGGTGTTCAAAGAGTCATGAATTCCAAGAAGTAAAGGACACTCTTTATTTTTTACCTCATCACTTGCATCAGGAAAGTCGTAAGAAGTAAAGATAGGTGTTTTAATTCTACTTCTTAATTGATCTGCAAAAGGTGGCTGCAAAGAAACAGTCCAACGTCCAGGACCATCACGACCATAGTCAAAAACTTCCCCAGTATAATATGTAAACCATTCATCCTCTTCTAAACCTTCACCATTAAGCTTAAGAATAATTATACTTCCAACAATTTGTTCTGCATAATCTCCAAGAAGTAATCTAGTAATATCACCATCTTTTTCTTGAAAAGTAACATGCCTTTTATCATCAATCAATTTTCTACCAGAGAGCAATGCTAATATCGTTCCCTTAGGACCACCAAAAGAAACTACTCGAGGGGGATAAGGGTTTGCTTGAGTTGAAACACCTGGATATTTAGAATAGTAATAGGTTGTTCCGGCAATGGTCCACTCAAGTATCATTGCCCGATCCTTACCAGAATCTAAGACATCAATTAGTCCGGCTGACATTAAGCCCATTAGACATTCCCTGTTTCTTTTGCTCTTCTAAAAATTCTAGTCATCGACTGATCCATATTATTTTCAATATAGTTTATGATGTCTTCATTACCTCCGCTGCCTCCAAAGTTAAAAGTATTATTCATCGATAAATTTCCACCACCAATGCCCTTTACTTTATTTGCTATATCATCACCTAATGAGCCGAATAAAGCGCGAACAGGAGCAACAACTTCTGGTCCTGCTTCTCCAATAGTTCTTATTTGTGGTCTATCAGTGACAGCTCCTTCAGCTGCACCAGGAGGCATACCACCAGGAAAAGAAGGAACCTCAATTCCTTTTGACCATGCTGCTGCTTCTGCGAGTGCTGCTGCCATTCTTTCTGCTTGAGCAGCACTTGCTGTTAATTCAGAGGTATTTTTTTCTAGTGATTCGTCTAGATCTTCTGCTCCTGCTGATACTTCAACTCCTAAGGCTGCAGCTAATTCTTCAGCAGTTACTCCTAAAGATTTCATCAAAGCTTCGATGTCTTCCATAGGTATACCAAACTCTTCTTCAACTGCTGCTCCTAGATTTTTGAATTCATCAACAGACAAGCCAAGTTGAGAAGCCATCCTCTCAAGATTAGTTTGAACATCAACTCCTAGCTTTTCTGCTAAAGCTCTGACTTCCTCATTAGTAATACCAAATTGTTCTGCAATATTTTCCATAGTCTCAGGAGCAAAAGTGCCTTCAATTAATTCGCTTAGTCCTTCAAACTCTACTCCCATTTCTTGAGCAGCATTAATGATTCTATTTAGTTGCTCCTCGCCTGCTGGTCCAAGTTCATTAAGTCTTTCTATAAGCATAGGAACAGATGACTCAAGCGCTCCGACTAACTCACCCTCACCAAACTCTCCTCGACTAAAACCAGAAAACAAGTCGCCCATTTCTTCAGCAAGCATATCAGCGGTCGCACTTCCCGAGGCAAAGCCTTCTCTAAAAACATCTGCTATCGCTAATTGAACTGGCTTGCCTGATTCTTTAATTGACTTCTCTAATTCTTCAGAAATCTTAGGACCCATATCTCGAGCAACATCACGTGCAATATCTGGTCCGCCTATTGAAAGAAGTTTTTTAATTCCTCCAACAATTGCTTTGCCAGCCGTCATACCCATACTAATAAGTGGACCAGCTGCACTTGCTAATCCACCAATTCCACCAAGCAAACCCATAATTCCGCCTTCTCCACCTTTGCCAGTATTGAAAGCATCTTTGAGTCCACCCATTATTCCACCACCGCCAGAGGTTAAATTCTTTAAAGAACCAGCCATTGAAATTGTTGAACTTAATATCTGGCCAAAAAATCCAGGAATAATTTGAGCTATATTAGCGGCTTGTTGTAAAGCGATATTATAATTTTGTTGTTCTTTCTCTGCCTTTTTTATTGCATCTTCAACATCACCAACTCCTGTTACTAAGCCAACGCCGATCAAATCAATGCTCTCTTGTATCTCTCCCTTTAAAGTTCCTGATCCTTCAAATGCTCCTATACCTATGTCTAAAGTATTGACTCCTTGGTCAGGAAACATATTTTTTGAAGCAGCAGCAAAAAGCTCTACTTCTTCTTGCTGCTTTCTCCAATATACTGCTCCGTCTTCCAACATCTTATTAAATGTTGTTAATTTTCCAGAAGCTTTTTCTATACTACCAGCAACACTACCTTCACCAGAACCACCGATATTATTTGCAAAATCTCTGCCAGCAATTCCTGCTGCAACAAAAGCATCGGCTTCATCACGAACCTCATCAGCCAATTCCCGTTGGCCCTTCGCCATCTCTTTTAAAGCATCAGCATCCGGCAATAAAGCTAAACCAGGAACTATTATATTTGCTCCTGGAAGACTTTTAACTATGGCAACAAGTTCAAATATATTTGCTAACAATAAAGCGAACTGAGCTCTTGCTTCAGATACAACAGTTGGTAGTGTCTTCCCAAAAAAGTCTCCAAGCTTTTGGAGTATAGATAAAGAACTTGAAACTCCTCCTCCAAAACTACCAGTTAAATAATTTATAAAGAGCCCTACTTGTTCAAAAACGTCTCCAACTGCATTACTAATTTGGGCTAACTTTCCTGAAAAAGTTTCTGCAGCAAGAGCAGCTGATCCAGAGAATTTAGAAGTTAGTCCTTCAACTACTACTGCCATCCTTTCAGTCTCTGACATTGCCTCATTAGTTTTAATTCCGTAACGAGCAAGAGTTGAAATCTGACCATCAACTGATTTGCCAACGTCCATGAAAGCTGTATTCAAATCTTTTCCCATAGCCGCAGCATAATCTTGAACCAATGGAAGAAGGGCTTCTATTTGATCTGCGTTCAAACCCATCTGAGCGCCGGAGGCAGCAGCTGAAAGAGTTAGCTCATCACCGAAGGTTGTTAAATTTTGTTGAGCTGACGCTAATTTCTGAATTCTGTCGGATGCCTCTTTAGTAAAGTTTCCTTGGTTGGCTAGAGCGAGATTCAATTTGTTTATAGAATTAACTTGCTCATCAAAAGCTTTCATTGACTTTCCAATTGCTGCTGCAGCAATGACCGCTCCAGCAGCAACTGCTTGCCAACCTATATTTATACTCTTTAATTTATTTGTAAAGCCATCTATTTTAGCACTGGCTTTATCTTGGAAATCAAGAGTTCCAGTTATTTTTCCTACATCAGGCATTAGCTAAAATCCACTTTCTCGCCAGAACTAGCAGCGATCATAAGAGCAATTTGTTTTTGTTCCTGCCAAGTCTGTTCGTGTTTATGTTCTTTAGTAAAGTCTAACATAAAATCAGATATAGGTTTTATAGGATCGCCTGTTTTTCTAAATAGTTGAGCTATTGTCGAAACTATTTGAGCAGAGCGAGCATCAGCACGCCACTCAGCAAAAGGATCGAGCTTTGAATAAGCAATCCATTCTTGAAACTGATTCCAAGATAATTCATCAAGCATCTTATCAACATTAATGTAGCCTAGTTTAGCGGCGAGACGATAAGCAAAAAATCTAAGTCCGTCTCGCTCTAGTCGTTTTTTGCTTCATCAGATGAAAGACCATTAAGCCTCATTGCTTCTTTTTGAATTTTAATAAAAGCAGAAAAAGCTTTTTCCTTGAGCTTACTGATTTGAGCATCAGTAAAAAGTCTATCACCATCTTCATTGATCACACAACGGGCAACAAGAATCACCATGCTTTCTTGCTTACCCTCTCCCAAAAAAGTCATGGCTTCTTTAGCAGTCAATGCGCGAACACGAACTGTTCCGCCCCATTGCGGAACATCAACATCAACAAAACCAATATCATCACAATCAAAAATATCTTGAGCCGTTAGGAGTTTCATTCCTTCTTCCATTTTTAATTTCCTTTCTTAGGTAATAGTTGTAGCTTCAATTTTATGAGCGCCAGACGGACGAATAGTTACATTAGCCGCTTGAGCACCTTCTCTTACAGGAGTTGTCGGCGCAACATTAGTGATAAACCCAGAAAAAATCCAAATAGTTCCATCTTTAAATGTGAGTGTAAAACCATCCTTAGAACCGTCAATCCAAGATTTAATAAGACCAGTTGACTCATCATGAGTTGCATTAGTTCCAAGAAAGTTTAGAGTCAAAGTCATCTCACCTCTTCGCCGGACACCAACAACATAAGCATCGATGGTATCATTGTGAGGAGTGACTTCACTCGAGGGTCTGGTCAAAGGCGGCGGAACAATATCTATTAGTTCCGCGATAGTTGTGAAAGCGCCACCAGGAGCTGGCTGGTGCGATACAAGAGTTCCATGTGCAGAAATAGCTTCACTCATTATTCCTCCTTCTAAAATTAAGGGACAACATTTGTATTTCTCACCGCTACTAGAACATTGTAAGCGGCACGGGACATTGTTCGAGCAGCAGCATAAGTTTTTGCTCTAACAACAAGTTTAGCCGTTGGTCTTTGAAAAGCCGGAGCAGCAGTATCATTGTGTGTTCGCTCCGGAAAAGTTCCACCAGTCTCAATGATTGATAAGTAAGGGCCATCACCAATTGGGATGTCTTTACTTGAAGTTGAGAATATATTAGTGTTATAAGTTCCAACACCGGCATCAACAAGGAGTTTAACAGTCTCTTCAATGAATGTTGTTGATGGCCCTTTATAAGCCATGATATTAAATACAACCTTAGCCATTTGATTATTATCTAAACCTAAATCAAATGGTTCTTGCAACGCTTCTATTTCTCTATACCAAGTCATTTAAGTTTTACCTTAAAAAATAATATTGATTTCTTTATCAATGTCATTTACTAAATCACTAGCTAAAGTTTTCATTGCTTCCATCATCGGCTTCTCAAGATACTTAGCTTCTCCTACAGTATGAGCATAGTCTAAATTCTCATGTTGAACAATCGCATAAGGAGCAGACGGACCACCGTAAGAAAGTTGAACTGTAACATTTACTTTACTAATTCTCGGAGAACTAACATGACCAGAACTTCTTAAAGCACCGAGATCAACTGGGACGTAGTCTCGTTTACTTTTAGTCATAATTTTTTCAGCAGCTTTATATAAAGCTTTAGCAAAAGCTTTTTTATAATCCTTCTGATACTTCATTAACTTAGCAAGCATTTCTTTCTCGCCAGTTATTTTAACTTCCCACTTAGTAGCCATTTTATTGATAACACTGAATCTTTAAAGTTGCGTCAACACCAGCATCCCGGATAGCTCTGAAGTCAACCAAATTACTGAGCATCTTTACTGTCACAATTTCATTTTCTAGAATAAGTATCCCTTCAGCTGCTGTTGGATTTGTTCCATCAGAACGAACTCTAATATCCGCACCTTCAACTCGGCCAGAACAAAATCCGTCAGCTGTCACGATGGTTAGAGTTGCTGCAGAGATTCCTATTGCTACATTGCTTACTGTAATTGACTCATAAGAAACAGCTGCTTGGCCTGAAGTCATTACACTTATGGCCAAGATAAAAATCAAAGTTAGAACCTTGCGCATCTTAAACCTCCTTACTCAATGGCCCGAAGCTCTTGCTTGAGATCATTTATTTCTTGCATGAGCGCCGAAATTTGCGGACCAAGTTTGTTTGCCTCATCTCGGGGGGAACCAACTTCTTCTGAGTCGTGGAAATCTCTTTGAACTTTTAAAGCATCAGCCTTTGCTTGCCATCGAGCAGCAGCCGTAGCATTAGCAGCATTACCTGCTTTCGTTTCAAAGTCATCAATCTTAGCTTGATAGTTTGTCCGACGCTGATTTGCATTTCCATTATTATAGTCTTGTTGAGAATGTAGCAAACCTTCCCTTGTATCAATAAGAGAATTGATGTCTTCCTTCAAAGACTTCACTTCATCGCTGTCAGCAGCAACACATCCTTCAGGATTATCAACATCAATGCAGATAATTTCTTTCTGTTGGCCAAACATCAGAGCAGGAACAAACATTAAAATCAAAGCTAGTCTTTTCACTTCAACCTCCTATGGAATTGTGTATTTTGTTGCTTCTCCAACACTACCTGGTTGGTCCATTTGATAGTGAATATCGAACTCATACAAAATTGCGTCTGCACCGTAGTCATCGTCAGCTGGTGTACCAGAACAGGAACCACCATCTATATCACGCCAGATTCTAAATTTACATATACATGAGAGGCCAGCACACAATGGATCGAAAGAAGCAGTTTCAGCGTAAGCGTGTAGTTCCGCTGTGTCTGCATCGTCTGTAACGTACACCATTGGAAGTGTGGCAGAACCAGCAAAGGTTTCTCCGACGTCCTTACATTCCCAATCGATTGCCCAGCAAACATCGCCACCAGCAGAAGTTGATTTTGCCCAGTGAACGTGCGGTTCAATGTTCGACCCATTCAAATAACTGTGGGGCAGTTGCATGATCATAAAAGCTTCTTCATCTTGGTTAGACGCAAATAACAACGTGCCATCTAGCCCCTGATCAGCAGAGTTACCAGCCCCAACACCAACCGAAAGGGTAGCAGCTGGTGCCCGTAGGTCCTCGTAGTAAACATTATCATAAGCAAACCAGTTTTGACCACCAAGAATAAATGCGATTAAAGTTATAAGCGCATATCTCATGGGCAAACTCCATTCAAAACAAGAGTTGCTATAACAGTTGTTGTTCCAGTTGAATCTTGGGCCACTAGCGCACAGTCATT